AATGGAAACTAATTTAGTAAAATGGGAATTATATCATTTTAATATATAGCGGTATTCAATGCCTAGTTATTGATAGTTAATCAGCTAATTTATTAGGTTTTTTCCCATTTTATTAAATGGTAAATTTTAATATTTAATGTAATGTATGTTTGTTTATACAGTTATATTCTTATAGCATCTTTTAGATATAGGAAAATATAACTAATGACAACTCAAATCCTTTCCAAACAAGAAGTAAAAACCTTACTACATTTCAAATCTGACACTAGCCTTTACACGCTAGAGAAGAAAGATAAAACTTTTCCGCAAAAAATTAGAATCGGTTTACGCCGTGTTGGCTATCGAGCTGATGAGATTTACTCTTGGCTTGAGTCTCGCAGAGTAGAGCGTCGCGAGGTAGCATAATGGTGATAAAGCAAAACCCTCTATATCGTGAAATCATCGAGGGCTTAGATTGGAATTTAGATGCTTCCAGTCATAGCCAATCTAATTATAAAAAGCTACCTAAAAAGCCGAGAGCTTACCTATTAATTGCGTGTACTGGTGACAATGGTATTACCGAAAATGAGATATTACGCACCTGTAGGCTTTCTAGCGGTAGGAATTATTGTTCAGAACTAGAAAGAAAGTTAGGCATCACATTAAAGCGCATGGATGAACCTAATACCGACGGAATAGGATCACATTATCGCTATTACCTAGCCAATAGGGAAGATGCTCAAAAGGTAGTTAATCTGATTCTTAGTTATGAAAATAGCTTATTAACTGATTCAGATATCAGCCAAATTTTAGCACTTTACCCAAGTAAAGCAGCTTAATTAATTGATTTTATAGCAAAGCTCATTTTTGAGCCGACGGTACCCCTTTGCCTAAATTTAGCTAAATGGGAAATAAATAGACAGATTAGGAATAAAACAATGACAGATTTTAATAATTTAGTGCCAGTAACAGAAACGCAATTCAACGGCAAATTACAGCAAACAGTTAGCGCAAAACAATTACATCGTTTTCTTGGTATAGGGCGTGATTTTTCTACATGGATAAAAGGGCGTATAGAACAATATGGCTTTATTGAAAATGATGATTATGTGGTTTTTGATTCCCCCGAATTGGTGATTCAAAGTATAAAAAACAAACAGCTTAATAAAAGGGAAACGGTAAGAGGAGGAGACCGTAGAAGTGTTGATTATTATCTAACTTTAAACATGGCTAAAGAATTGGCCATGATTGAAAACAACGAGAAAGGACGAGCAATAAGAAAGTACTTTATACGTTGTGAAGAACACCTTAAAGAAATCGCACCAGCAATCCAGAAGAAAGCGCTTAATCGATTAAAAGCACGTTTAAAAGTCGCAGATTATAGCCGTCCTATGTGTGACGCTTTAACAGAGCAACGTAAAGCACTGGGGAAAAGCGCAAATAACACCGTATTTACTAATGAATTCGATATGATTAACCGCATCGTATTAGGTACTACATCAAGCAAATACAAGAAAGCCAATAATCTTACTGGTAATATTCGTGACCACCTAAACGAATTTGAATTAAACCATATCGCATACCTTGAGAACGCAAATATAACATTAATCCATATTGGTTACGACTATCATCAGAGAAAAGCCGAGCTAATAAAGTTATCTCATGCTTATTTGATCCGTCATATGGCACAGGTGGCTTAATTATGATGACTACATGCTCATTTAACACCCTAGCTACCCAATCTCTAAATAATCGCTTAAATTGCTATTTTGACGGGATTAACGCCACCAAAAAGATTAAATCATTTTTCTTGATTAGCAATAATTCTAGTTTCCAGTCAAAAAACTATTTTAATGGAAGCCAGTGCAAAAATGCGCACTCAGTGCGCAGCGAAAACCGTTTTTTAATGCGTACTAATCATTACATGGGGTTGAATTTTAAAAGTAGGTTTCTTGAGTCCATAAAAAGGAGAATGGGAAAACAAATACCACCAATCAGCGGCATTAAGTTAAAAGATTATTTCTTATCTAGTTTAGCTAGTTTTTCGCGACAAGTAGCAATAACCCAAGCGGAAAAGTTAGTATTCTCTTTCTTGGATTGCTCGTCTATTCGCTCTATTAATTCATGGGGGAAGCGGATTGCTTTTCTATCCGATTTATTATTTTTGTTACCTGTAGCCATTTTTATACCTAAAAGATGCTTATTAGTGTGCAGACACTATACACGATCACTAAATAATAAAAAAGGCTTGACGTGTGCCCACACTATAAAATATAGTGAGCACACACCTGATGAATTTATTAGGTTAAAAAAACAATCCCCTGATGTGCTCGCAACACTATCAAGGGATCTAACCACAAACATTAAACGGAGTAATGCTATGGCTAATAGTAATGATACCCTACGCCCTAAAAATGGGCAACCTGACCTATCTAATTTAATTTCTGTTTTAAATCTCTATCAAGCAGATATTCCAACACACCATTTACTACAAGCTGAGAATCATTTTGAAGAACTACAGCAATCTATTCTATATGGAATAGGTGCGATTGGTAACCTGATGTTTTGGGCTAGTGAGAATGAGAGTTATTCGGAGCAGAACCTTAAAAGTGATATGCGCGATATTGGCTATTTACTAGCACAATTAAGGGATGTCGCTTGTTTCGCTTCAAATCAAATTAACCTACTTGATGCTACGCAAAACCATAAGGGAGGTAAATAGTATGTTGAAAACGAATCATCAAGAAAAGGGTAATCGTGAAACCAAACTATTTAAATTCTATGACCTATCAATGGCTCAAGTAGTCCAAATAACGGCAACAACCGAACGCCAAGCACGCAAGAGCCTAGGCAAATCATCCCTTATCTTTATTGCCAGAATTCGCTTATATCCAGTTATTGAAGACACTAAAAGCTTTGGAGGTTATCACTATGGGCAATAATAACTTTCAGATATTAAATAACATCGAAACAAAACTTATTCAAGTTCGGAGCATGGCTAAAATTGCCTTAGATAACACTAACTATAAGTGCGCAGGATATGACGAGCCTTTTATCGAACAAGCCGACATGAGTAATTTACTATGGGTTATCGTTGATTTAGTAGAGCAAGCTTTTGATGAGTTACAAGAGTACGGGTTAACAGAGGATAATAATAATGGCTAATATCTCATTGGACGCAATTAATACTATCAATACAAGACTAGGACAAGCTAACGCTATCACCACGCTTTTAATGGCTGATTGTGATTCAAACGCGCCAATTAACGAAGAATTACGCTCCTATGCCCTTGATGCTGTATCAGACTTAATTAACGATTCTAAAAAGCTGTTTAGAAGCGAAACCGAGCGCAAGGAGGCAAAGAATGAAAGAGTTTGATTTTGTCCATAACGATGACGGCACTATTACCGCATTAAGGCTCAAAAATAACCGATATATAGAGCTGATTTCTTTTGGCAAAGCTGAAATTCCTAACTTACTTGCCGATGTCACTAAGCGGCTTCCACCCGAAGTTAGGCGATACATGACACAAATTAAGGGGGTAAATCATGAATAATCAGCAAGAAGTAACAGCAATTCACCATAGTATCGTTGATTCTACCATGGTGATAATAGCAGGTTTATTTTTAATTGAGCAGATTAATAAAAGTGGCGCCAAGGTATTTATTCATGACGGTATCAAAATTGATATTGATAAAGATTTAATTGTGTTAGGGCTAAAAATGAATCTTAAAGATAGCTTAATTGAAGACTTTGGCGAAAGTGACGGCTTAAATCGCACCTATGGGCTATTAAAAGAGATGTACAGCGAAAGCAATGATAAACCTATGGCACTAACACAATTAGGGCAAGAAATGCTTGCATCGTTATTTATTGATTTAGCCGAAGATATTAAAGCTGAATCTAGCTCGACAATTCATTAAGGGGATGTAATGAAAATCAATGAAATTACAACCCAAGCTATAGGTAAATGGGATTATATCTTCCAATCATTAGGTATTAAAGTAGGTAATGGCAAGCATTGCCCTTGCCCTGTCTGTGGCGGTAAAGATAGATTTAGATTTGATAACCAAAATGGTAGAGGTACATACATCTGTAACCAGTGCGGTAGTGGTGACGGCTTAGAGCTTATTAAAAACTATTGCCAATGTGATGCTAAAGAAGCATCAAGTAGAGTAGTGGAGTGTTTAAATCTGCCTAATCAGAATAACCAAATACGGGAAAATTTCGTATTTAGGAAAATAGATTCCGAACAACTGCATAACGATAACATACCAGATAATCCCGTATGTAAAAAGGTCGAGTATTTGCTATCTAAAGCAACATTAGGGCAATCTCAATACCTGACCAAGAAAGGATTAACCTTTGACTTACCCTTGTTAGATAACGGGCGTATTTTTGTGCCTATGCTAAATCTTCATAATGAATACACAGGTGGCCAATTTATTGAAGTAGATGGTCGTAAGCACTTAATGAAAGGTTCCAATAAAAAAGGGGCATTCACCTTGGTCAGCTCAAAAATGAGCACACCTGCCGAGGTGTACGCAAATTTGCTCACACATAATGAAATTATTATCTGCGAGGGATTAGCGACTGGAATATCAATAGCAGAATTCCGCCATCAATCTATGGTTATATCCGCCATTGACGCAGGCAATCTTATTCATGTGGCCAAGGCTATTCGTGAACTAAATCCAACCGCTAAAATCATTATTGCAGGTGATAACGATATTGGTCATGATAAAAATACAGGTAAAGAAAAAGCAATAGAAGCAGCTCAAGCTGTAAATGGCTATTACTCCGTTCCTGATACAGATTATAAATGTGATTGGGATGATTATAGGCAACAATTTGGGCTTGATAAAATGTCAGTTTCATTTAATCAAATGTTGGCTCATGCTGATGATAGCGTAACCAATTTACCTAAACCGACTAATCAAAAAGATTTATCAGGCATGAATCTATCACAAATGGCATCAAGCCAGCGTGCCGAGCTACTCAATCAATATTATGACAATAACCTTGCAATTAATCTTACTACAGATGAAATCTATTACTATCAAGATAACGCATGGCAACCCATCAGCGATAAAATGCTAATGCGAACCCTAGCCGATTTATTTACTCAATCAGGCGAACCATTTAATCCCATAAGAATTAGCTCAGCGGTTGAATCGCTCAGATTGTCCCTACCGATAATGGGAAAACCTCAAAAAGATTTAATCTGCTTTAAAAATGGTGTATACGAGCTAAAAAAACAAACCTTTAAACCGCACAATAAGCAAGATTGGCTATTAGTCAGTAATGATATTGATTACTACCCTGCCAAAGAAAATGAATCTTTTGATACTCACGCGCCAAACTTCGCTAAATGGCTAAAAAGAGCATCAGGCAATCAAGATAAGGCTAAAAATATCTTAGCTGCGCTATATATGATATTGGCTAATCGTCATGACTGGCAATTATTCTTAGAGGTTACAGGCGCAGGCGGTAGCGGTAAAAGTGTTTTTGCTGAAATAGCAACGATGTTAGCAGGTAAAAACAATACCGTAATAGGCACCATGGACGCATTAGAAAAAGCAAGGGACAGGGCTTTAATTGTAGGCTACTCATTAGTCATCTTACCCGACCAACCGCGTTATATGGGCAGTGGCGCAGGGTTAAAAGCGATTACTGGTGGTGATGAAGTCGCAATAGACCCAAAACACAAGCAACCTTACTCATGTAAAATCCCTGCGGTAGTCTTGGTTATCAATAACGAGGCCATGAGGTTTAACGAACGAAATGGTGGCATATCACGACGTAGAGTTATCTTCCACTTTGGCGAGGTGATACCAGAAAAAGAAAGAGACTTAGACTTGGTCAGCAAAATAGAGCAAGAGCTACCCTCAATTGTGAGGTTGCTATTAAATGAGTTTACCAGTCCAGCAGAAGCTAAAGAAAGACTACACCAGCAACAACAATCAGACGAAGCGACGGCGATTAAACGCGAATCCGATCATTTAGTGGATTTTTGTAGTTATCTTGATGCGCTTGATTACCCCAATGGTATGTTTATTGGCAATATGGGAATAATGCCCTTTAACCCCCGAAAATATTTATACCATGCTTATATTGAATACATTCGCAATACAGGTTTAAACAATCCGCTATCACTAACGCAATTTGGCACATCGCTTAATTATGCAATGAAAGAAAACGGTAAAGACTACATGCGCAAAAGAGCAAATAAAGGGATGAGAACCAACGTAGAGCTTAATATCAATACTAGTCAAGACTGGCTACCTAAAGCCGAAGAACCAAAACTTAAAGGAGTATAAAAAGAAAATGAAATCATTGAAAGCACTTGCTGACGCTATAGCGGAAACTTATGTTAATGAAATGATAGCTAAACAAGGTAATGCCGTATTTACCTTTGTTAACGATGGTGACACTTACACAGGAACTATCACAAAAGAACAATTATCATCGGGGTTAGTTGAACTAGCGCTATTTTGTACAGAAAACGGTAGAAAATCTGACCCATTCCATTTTATCGAAGATATGATTAATTTTTATAGTAAACCTTGGCATATAACTGACTGGGGGAATCGAGCGATAAAAATATATACCGAACAATCATTACTACAAACCCCAACGCGCGTTTATCATTAGGAGATTATTATATGGCGACATACTTTCCACGCGACGAGTATTTTACTATTACTTGCAACGTAGAGCTAAAAGAGTTACTAGAAGCAACCGAAAAAGCTAAAAAAGAACTCAAGGAATTAAGTGATAGTGGATCGAAAGCATCAAAAGGTATAGATAAACTAGAATCCTCAGCAAAAAGTGCGGGTGGGGCACTTGGTAAACTTACTACTATTGCCAAAGCCGTATCTGCTGCGTTAGTTTCTAGCCAAATTATTTCATACGCACAAAGTTGGAATGAGCTAGAAGATCGAATTCAAAACACGGGTGCTACAGCATCACAAACTAAAGACATTTTAGACCAGCTATTAGCTACATCTGACCGAAACGGTCGTACAATTGAAGAATCATCAGAGCTTTACATTCGCTTATCTAACTCAATGCAAGAACTGGGTTACAGCACTCAAGGCACGCTATCTTATATTGATACGCTATCTAATCTGATGACAATCAATAAAACTAACGCAATAGGTGCAGAATCAGCTATCAACGCTTTAACTAAAGCACAAATGAAAGGCAAGCTAGCTGGAATTGAGGCAATGGCGGTTTTTAACGCAATGCCGAGCATATTAAAAACGCTAGGTAAACAGCTAAATAAAACCGAAGCCGAAGTTCGGAAAATGGCGTCTGATGGTAAGTTATCTATGTCGGACTTTACCGATGCGATGATAGCAGCACAAGATGAAACTGCGGCACTTGCTGATAATATGCGTAATACTGTAACTGATGGTATCAATCGTGTTACGAATAACCTAAAAAAATACCTCGGTGAACTCAATAATTCAACTGGCGCAACCAAAGTTTTAGTTGATTCGCTGATTTTAATGTCTCAGAATGTCGATATCTTGATGACAGGGGTTGGTGCGCTTGCTGCTATCTATGCAGGTAAATATATTACATCGTTAGCTAGTGCGACAAAGCAAAGTGTTGAGCAGACCATTGCGAATATTCGACAAGCTCAAGCTGAAAAAGCAGCAGCACAAGCAGCACTACAGCAAGCGCAAGCAGAATTGGCAAACGCAAGAGCTGCTCAGCAATCATTAGCCGCACAATTAAAATTAGCGCAAACAGAGACAACTAGAAACGCTATTAGAAAGCAGCTAAAAGCTAGCACTGAAGCATTGACCGCTGCTACAGCTAAACAAACAGCAGCACAAGCAAGACTTGATGCGGCAATGAAAGCAACTTCTTTTACGGCTAATGGTTTAAGGTCTGCTATGGCTTTGTTAGGTGGTCCTGCTGGAGCAGCTATGATAGCGGCTATGTCTTTGTATTATTTCTATGAAAAAGCAAACCGAGCGAAAGAAGGAGCGATGGGTTTAGCAGGAAAAGTGAAGGAACTTTCTGAGCAGCTTAACCATTTTACAGATGAAAGATTGGTTGTTATCAAAGATGAGGCGGTTAAAGATATAAAAAACGCACAAGAACAGCTAAAGCTATTGCGCTTTGAAATGAAATCAACACAAGAAATTTTAGACGGGAAGGTTCCATTTATAACTGAACGTCGAACAAACGAAGCTATCGCAACTAGAAACAAGCAGCGTGCGCAAGAAAGAGATATTCTCGACGGAATACTTGCGGCTCAAAAACAAATAGCAGAAGTCGAAGATATACTAGCATCCCGTATAGGGCCAAAGCTTGTAAATAATGGTAAAGAGTTGGCAAAAGTCTGGGATGACGCATCAAAATCAGAGATTGATAAAAAAGTAGCAAGTTTATCCAAAGAGCTAGAAATTGCTAAGTTGAAAGCCAAAGAAAATAGCGAAGCGGCGTTTGTTTTAGATGGGCTTTACTCGACTTTGGGCGATAGAGCCGATGAGTATAAAGAAGATTTAGCTGCTTTAGCTTTGGGTCAAGCCAACTTTACTAAGCTAACAAATGACCAAGTCGCGGCTTTACAGCCGCTGGTAGCTCAGCTAAAGGCGCTATCGATTGAAAACAATAAAATTAAGACAAGTAATAAAAAAGGCACAACTAAAAGTTACGCAGAGGAAATTAAAGAACTTAGTGACAAGCTAGAGGTCGCTAAATTAGAAGCACAAGGTCTTACTGTTGAAGCTGAATTACTTGCAATTACTCAAAAAATGGGCGGTAAAGTTACAGCAGAACAAACGGAAAAGCTTCGGAAGTTAATCGAAACGTCGCAAGCTTATAAAGCGCTAGGTACTTTGCAAAGTCCAATTGATATTGAAAAAAACAATTATAACAATTCAAAAGCTGCGTTAGATGACTGGTTTTCTAAAAATCCACAGAAGTATGCAGAATATAACTCGAAGCTTGAACAACTTGAGCGAGAGCATCAAATTAAAATGGCTAAAATCAAGTCAGATGCTGCTGTATCTAATATTGACGACGCTATCGCTCAAGTTGACCCAGTCCAAGCTTTGGCTAATGAAAATGCTAGAAAACTCGCTTTAATTCAAGAGTTCGAGAATCAAAAATGGCTGACAGAAGAAAATGCGCTTGCACTACGAGAAGCTGCTAATCATCAGTATGAGCAAAATAGGATAAATGCGCAATGGGAAATCTGGCGAAATCAGAGCGATGCTAACGAGTTTTTGGCGTCATCACTTGAGGGATTAGCAAGCAGTGCGACAAGTACAATATCTGGACTGGCATCAGGCACAATGACAGCAACACAAGCAATGCAAAATTTTGCTAACGTTATACTGAATGAAGCGATTGGCTCGCTTGTGCAAATGGGTATGCAATACGTTAAAAACGCAATTGTAGCTAAAACGACATCAGCATCAACGACGGCGGCTCAAATTTTGGAGGCTGGCACTTTAGCTGCGGCATATCAACCTGCGGCGATGTATGCATCTATTGCTACGCAAGGCGCAGCGGCAACTACAGGCGCAACATCATATGCGACGGCTATTGGTTCGATGAAAGCGCTAGGTATAGCTGGTGCGCGTAAAAATGGTGGTCCAGTAGATGCTGGCTCAATGTATCGTGTTGGCGAGGGCGGTAAGCCTGAAATATTAGTTGCTGGCGGTAAACAGTACTTAATACCGGGCGAAAACGGGCGAGTACTGAGTAATCGTCAAATTACTAACGGTAAAGGCGGTTCAAGCGTAAATCTTACTATCAACATGCCAATAAATATTGGTGACAGCGGTGGCATGTCAGAGCAAGACGGGCAACAGCTAGCTAAAAACATCGAGCAAGCTATCCGTGCGCAAATCATGAAAGAACAAAGACCTGGGGGACTGCTAAATCGACGTTGATCTAATGGGCAAAATTTCATACTATTAATTCAAATTTTAAAAAGGTTAATAGTATGAAAAAACTTGTTATTATCTGTTTAGTTAGTCTTGCTTTATTCGGTTGCGGAGAAGATAAGATTACAAAAGAGTTCCTTGTAGGTGATTGGCGGTGCAAAGATAATCAGTATCAAAGACACAATGTCGGAGCTAATGAAGACTTGGGTGATCCTGTGTCATCAATTGAGGACACTACAACATTCAGAATAATTAATAATGAACTTTATCAAATAAGCAAAAAGACAGAAAATACCCTTATTGATTTAAGTAAAATTGACTCAACTGAAGATGAAGTATCTGATACCTATAAAACTCATATTGTGAATATCATAAAAGCAATTGATAAAGATACATTTAAAACAGTACTAATAACAGAAATAAAGGATATTAACAATGACACTAACATCATTAATTTTAGAACAAAACTAGAAACAGTTTGCACAAGAATAAAATAACCTACATTAACCACTGGTGAATAAGAATGGCAATAAAAGTAAAAGGTGTTAGAGGATGTATAAAAGGTTTAGATAACACCGTAAACAACATAATCAAAAATAAAGCGGTTAAAGCCATGCATGCGTCAATCATTATAGGAGCTAATCAAGCGGCGCTTTACACCTCAATTGACACATCTAACTTAGTTAATTCGCAGTATAGAGAAGTAGTCGTAAATGGTACCCGTATAACTGGGCAAGTTGGCTATACCGCCGCTTATGCCGCATATGTCGCTGATCCAAACCATCCTATGAAGTTTAAGCGCCCTACCGCTAAAAAGGACTTTTTAAATAAAGGCTTTGAAGATGTTGAAGACCAAATAGTAAACATCTTTAAAAAAGAGCTATTCAGTTAA